TGGATTCACTTAGTGTACTTATTAACAAGTTCAATGAGTTTCTGTTGTCTAGTCCTGGTGGGGTTCCAGAATTGGCCAATAGCCTAAGGGAATACATACTGTCTCTCTCGCCAACGGAACAGTGGGTCAAACTACTGGAAGGCGTTGAGCCCTTGCCTTTTAGAGTGAAGTTCTCAAAGAATAGCTCTGAGCCTACTCTATATTTGGTGCCACAGCCGATAGATGAGGTACCAAAAGAAAGGAAAGGTGATATTGGTAGGCAGGGATCGCTGGTTAGCATCATGACTCCAAGAAATACTCTGTTGAGTATCATGCTCTCGATGGGAGTTGATGCTTGGAGAAGCAACGATTTTGTAAGAATGTTAAAGCATTATGTTCAGGTTGGACAGAAAATGGGTAAACAAGAGCCAATTATTGTTACAAGCGAAGGAATGCAGCTGATTGATGGTGTCGATTGTCTGGCTGGTCCTAGGATACACCTATTGATGATGGGTATGTGGTACGACGTCTGTGGGAAGATACCACACGCTGTATCCCTCGAATTGATTCAGTTTTTGTTTGATGATCCTTATGGTGGCACCTCCATCATAAAGAAGCTTAGTGGTAAAGCTAAGCAGTGTGCTTTTGCTATGTCAACCATGGGTGAGATAATAAAATGGCATCCACTAGTTGATAATAAACAATCTTTATCTGGGTTTGTTCCAACCAGGATTGAAGATGACGGGCTTCTAATCGATGGTAAGAAGTGGAACTTTAATGACAAGGCTTTTTATGATATGATGGCGAAGTCAATTAATGATGAACTTTCTGAACTGTCCAAGGTGGGATTGCCCCTGTTGGCTATACTGTTGAAGGATTTGATATCCGCCGAGGTAACGGGTGAAAGTCTTGGGCTATATGGTCAGATAAACACTATTGAAGCGGCGACTGGTTTCATGCGGAGCAACGAGATAGTTGCCTTTAAAGAGCAGATCAAGAAGACTAGTGTGGTGCCTGCTAATCCAGGCCATGTGCCGGAGATTGAACAGGTCGTGCATGATTTTGTGGGCTGGGCGATGCAGAGGAATAAGTTTCCAACCAGAGATGAATGGCTCTCCAGAGTAGTAAGTTCGTTAAACTCCAACTCTGCAGGGGGTGCTAAAGCTACTTACGAAGTTGAGCTTGGCAAAGAGAAACTGACCTTTGATGCACGGGATAAGACGTTAGTATTTATCTCAGACCCAGAAGGGTTCTTAGCCGTGGATACTTTTAACAAATCCATGACAAAGGATAACCCAGCACGAGTGACTTCTAGAGATGTGGTTGGTTCGAAGGCAACAAGAGCCGTTTGGATGATCGCATTAGTAGTGTATCTGTATGAGACTGTTTGGGGTTTCACGCTACAAGACTATCTGTTGGAGCGAGAGGATACTTCATTTGGAGATATCGGTATCGACACGCACAAGATGTGTGTGTATGGGACGTCAGTGTGGAACTTTTATATGATATTGAAAGATTTCACTGCCTA